AGCCTACTAAAGCTCTTCCAGCAAATTTTGCAATATTATATTCTGGAACTAAAAGGTCAATATAGTGTTGCTCATAGTATAAAAGTTCAAATTCCTGACAAAGTAAGAGTATTTTAAATATAAAACAGGATTCTCCATACTTATTCCAAGAATTTTGAAGATGTGGGTTGGTGTGGGTTTCTGTTCTTAGTTGATACCTATGTCCTGCCCATCTTTTAGAGACATTACTAGAGGAGCCAATGTAGAATTTGTCATTTTTAGTGTTCTGAATTTTATATATACCTATTTTCGCCACGTTTTTTCATTTTCAGTCAGAAATTCTAGTAAGTTTCCCTTTACTTTCTTAAAGCAAGAATCGTGGAACCATAGGTTTATATAGGGTCTGTCTAAACCTATCATTTTCCACTTTTTAAATTTTACCTTTCTTTTAGGTTTGTTTACTTTACAGTAGATACATTCTTTTGGACTTCTTTTTCTTTTCTTTGTCAACGAGTCTTCCCTGCATTCTTTTTCATAATCTTCTTCATTCTTCCAATAAGCTCTATTGGAGGATTTTGTTGGTCATAAATATATCTTATGAGTTGCATCATCTCTTCTGGTGTCATAGGAACATAGATTAGATTATGTTTAGCAACACACTCATCTGCTTCTCTCTCAAATTTATATTTTTCACCACAAAAGAAACATTTAAACTTATTTTCATCTACTTTGATAGCCATTTAATATCCAATCTCCCCTTTGAAGTAGAGTTTATTTCCATTAGCTTCCCAACCAGAATCAACATACTCCTCTTCAGTATTTTCAACGACAAGAGATTCCATGTAGTGCTGTATTTGCTGTGCAAAACTCTCAGCATGTGTCTTTTCCCATTGACTATTTTCTTCAATTAAGATAGACATCTTTTCGTTTACCTTATTTGCTGTTTCCTTTTTCATTTTTCCTCCTATTGATTAGCCTTAAAGAAAGCCTGTGCAAATCCTGGCGGTGTAGCACTCCTTAGTTTCCACCTATCCTCTGATGGTGGTAGCAGGTGCATCTTGCTTCCTTCTGTTGGTTCAACTGGATTCTTTTCAGGGTGATTGAAGTTTCCCCAAAGGCAAGTTTTCTTAGTGTAAGGGTCGCCGTAGTCACAAGGATTGAAATACATCTCCGGCTTTCCTAAATAATGTACGAGCCTACCGACTGGATTTTCTAACGCCCAGAATACAGGCTTGTATATTACCACAGCTCTAAGACAGGCATCCACTATTGACAGGCTTTCGAGTAAGGCTTCCTCACCCTTCTCTTTCCACCACCTTGCGCCCGAACCAGCAAGATGAGTGCAGGGCGGTGCAGCTAGAATACCATGAACTTTTATATCCATGTGCTTATACAGCCTTACATCAAAGCTATCAAGAGTATCAACCTTCATTACAAAATATCCGGCATCCTTGTAAGGCTTACTCCAAGCTCCTGTACCTCCACATAAGTCAAGTATTGTTTTCATTATATCATCCATCAGTTTCTCCAATTTCACATTCGGAACAATACAAATAGTATTCATCCCCTAAAAGTCTTCTTACTAGTTCTCCCCCACAGCTTCCACATCTAGGAACATAGTCGTTTTCCTTGTTCAGAAAAGAAACGAAATCTTCCGCCATTCTTCCAACTATACGTCTTAGAGAGATGTTTTGAGCTTGTGTTGATAGCTCATCCATTCTCACATGCTTAGTATTATTTAAATCTTCTCTTCCATTCCTCTTTAAAGTTAGTTCCAAAGTCCAAGTATCCATAAATTCCTCCTTGACAAACTGTTAGTTTTGTGGTATAATCTGTATTGAAGGTTAAGAAAAATTGCCTTCTTTTACCACTGAATATATTATACCATACTTTGAAGGATTTGTCAAGGAGGAATTTATGAGTAAACCAAAATTAACTCCAGAAGAAGTTAATTGGATAGTAAAACAAGCAAATAAGCATTCAGATTTTCAAGGTGTATACTCTTGGGAATGGCTACATGAATGTGAAACTAAAGCAAACACAAAACCTTTTCTTTTTGTTAATATTGGAAATGGGTATGAGTTAAAGTATGATGGATATCGTAAAGCTTACAATTGGACTTTATTAAGAGAAAACGGTGGTAGAATTTTTGATGGTACTTTTATAGATATACTTGATTATTTGAATGAGGATAAAAAATATGTATAAAAGAGTTACCCCCCACATGTATGGGTAACATTTTAAAAGTCGGCATATGCAGGGCTTGACAAGCATATATTTTTATGGTATAATCATATAGATACATGTATATAGGGGTTAGTTAATGTATATTAAGTTAATAGACTATTAATAGACTAGTTATAACCAGATTCTAGAACCAGTATATACATTAAACTATAATTAAATATAGAACAATGAATAACTCTAAAAAATAAGGATGTCACATATGGAAAGTTTATTCGTGATGGTGGAGACTGCTGAAGAAGTAATACAAATCCAAAACGATTTAGCAGAAACAGAAACAATAGCCTATGATATAGAGACTACTGGTTTTGATTTCAAAGATGATAAAATCCTGTTAATTCAATTTAGAATTAACGGGACTACTTATTTAATTGACACAAGAGTACTTAAAGATAGAGTAGTTAGATATATTTTAGAGCTTATTCAAATTTCAGGTAAGCCTATTTTAGCTCATAATGCTAAGTTTGATATCAAGTTTACTTTTGAGAAATATGGGATAATGTTAAAGAATATTCACTGTACCATGATTTCTGAATATTTAATTACAGAAGCTAGAGAAAAGTATGCTAGCTATCAAGAACTTTGTTTTAAGTATCTTGGAGAACTAATAGAAAAAGATACTGTAATGAAATTTGTAGATATTGGTGAAACAGAAGGTGAGTTAACTCAGGACATGTTAATCTATGGTGCTACAGATGTTTTGTGGTTGGACGAAATAAGAACACTGCAATTAGAACTTTTGAAAGAAAGAAAAATGAATAAAGTTTATAATTTAGAAATGCAGTTGGTTCCTGTAGTAACTGCTGTAGAATGCAACGGAGTTTTGATTGACTATGCTGGATGGATGAAATTGTATGAATATGCGTTAGAACAGTCTGATATCTTGAAGGCTGATATTATTAATGCGGTATGGAGATTTTGCATGGAGCAAATTATTCCAGCTCAGCCTTTTGTAGATATAAGGGATTTCTTTTCTTTTATGGATATACCCTTTAAAAAGACTAAAAAAGAGGGAAAACGCTTAGAAATAATTACTTTTGACACCCCTGAAAATCTTATAATAATAGAGACAGAATTCAAGGAGAAGTTAAATCTTGCCTCTCCAAAGCAAGTAAAGAAATTTTTACAGCTTATGGGTTCAGGAGTAGATTCTACTGCGGAGAAAGTCTTGAAATCTCTAGCCAAAAGACTACCAGTAGCAAGTTTACTGTTAGATTTTAGAAAGAACTTTAAGAGAGTTACTACTTATGGGCTGGAATTTCTTGAACATGTACGTCCAGATGGAAGAATATATGCTAGATTTAATCAGATAGGGACTGCTACTGGAAGGTTTTCTTGTGTACCAACAGAAACATCCAAAGCACTAACTAAACAGGGATGGAAGTTTAGGGATGAGCTTGAGATAGGACAACAAATTCTTGGGTTTGATATTCAAAAAGAAGAGTATGTTTGGACTACTATTTTAAATTTCCATGGTGATAATTTTGATTTTGTTGGAAGAATAAAAACAAATTATGGACATGATAAGAAATACTATAAAGGTCCATATTGTACAGGAAATCACAGATGGGTTGTAAAAAGCAAATCTCAGGATATTATAGGATTTACTAAAGCTTCTACTTCTAATAGAAATTTTAGAATTCTTTTATCAAATAATAAGAATTTTCCTGAACCCGTACGTTCTTTACTTTCACCAAAAGAATCCTTTCTTTGGGGATGGTATTTGACTGATGGATATTCTGGAATAACTTCTAGTGGTAAAAGGTATTTGGAAATTCAGGTAGTTAAAAAAAGAAGTATTAAACAGATTGAAAATTTTGCTAAAGAATTAAATATAGAGTATACAGAGTCTTTTTATGATTATGGTAATATTAAGAAAAAGAGATTTTATTTTAGTGTAGAGGTTTTTGATGAAATTTATAAGAAAGTTACATCTGTTTCTCCTTCGGAATTAGTTATAAATTTATCTACAGAGAGTAGAGAAACTATGTTAATTGCTATGCTAGAGGGTGATGGCTCTAAAAGAAAAGGTAAAGAGAGATATGATAGATTTGCTTCTTTAGAAGAAAATAAAGATACAGCAGAGTTTTTTGAGATTTTAGCAGATTCTTTAGGATATAGTTATTCAGCAAAAAAGAAAATACTCTCTTCTGGAAAAATATTTATAGAATATAGCATATTTAATTCTACAGAAAGATATGCGGATAAGAACTATTCTTGGAAACCAGAATATGAAACTGAAGTATGGTGTCCAGAAACTTCTTGTGGAACTTGGGTTATGAAACAAGGAAATGAAAGCTATATTACTGGAAACAGTAGACAACCAAATTTGCAGAATATTATTGCAGGAAGTGATTACAGAATGTGCTTTATTGCACCAGAAGGAAAGAAGATTATTACTGCTGACTATTCTCAACAGGAGTTTAGACTTGCAGGAGAACTTTCAGGAGAGCCAGCAATTATTGAGGCTTATCAGAAAGGTTTGGATATGCATACAGCTACAGCTTCCATGCTTTTCCATATCCCTCTTGAAGAAGTAACACCAGAACAAAGAAAGAAAGGTAAAACAGTTAACTTTGCTGTACTTTATGGAACATCCTCATTCGGACTTGCTAGAACAATGAGCATTACTGGGGAAGAAGCAGAGAAACTTTTAGCAGACTTTATAGAAGGGTTTCCAAAACTCTCAGCATTTCAAAAGAATGTTCAAGAGTTGGTATGGAAAATTAGATACTCTACTACACCTCTTGGTAGACGTAGAGGTTTTAGAAAAAACATTATAGAGACTGGTACTGAGTTTTATAAAGTTAGAGGAAAAATAAATAGGGAAGGATTCAACCATGTTGTGCAGGGTGGTTCTGCTGATATGATAAAATTTGCTTTACTCATGATGCAAAACGACAATCCTTTTGGTGATAAGTTCAAAATTATTATGACAGTTCACGATGAAATCGTAGCAGAAGTAGATGATGATATCGCAGAAGAATCAGAAAATTACATGAGAGATGTGATGGTAAAAGCTGGGGAAATCTTTATGACGAAGATACCCACCCTTGTAGGCGTAAAAACATTACCTTATTGGAGTAAATAATGTCAAGATGTAAAGGAAAAACTAAGGCAGGGAAAAGGTGTAAGATAGAGATAGATATCTCACCTGAAGGATACTGTAAGTATCACCACTGGCAAGCAACAGATGAGGATTCCAAGAATAAACACATGAAGTATATGAAATCTGATGTATGGAAGGTGAAACGTGCAATAGTTTTGGGTGTTCTTGGAGAGACTTGTAAACTGTGTGGAAGATATGGAAACCACATTCACCACAATACCTACGATAGGCTTTATCATGAAGACCTATTAAAAGATTTAACAGTGTTGTGTAGCGGTTGCCATAGAAAATACCACAAGGTGAGGAAAAAGTAATGAACAAAGACAAGATACTTACTGAGATATACGGGGATGAGGAAGTAATAACTATTGGACGAAATCTGATGGAGCTAATCCTCACCGCCCATGACCAGGGAAGACCAAGGGGAAAACCATCTAGTATGCCTGATGTGGTCATGGTAGAGATAAATGACACCGTCCACGAGCAGGAAGATGAGTGCTATTGTACGAATGATACTATATGTGAATTCTGCATGATTGATGAATATGAACAGGAAGACAAACGTGTAGAATTCGAACAGTATCTCTCAGAGTGGAATGGTGATGAACCTGATGAACGGGAACACATGACATTTGCAGATTGGTTGGAGGATAAATGAATACAGCAAAAGTAATAACATGGATTATAGTAGTTATGTTTCTATTCAATGTTGCTCAGTGTGCACTTTTGGGTTCAATGCAGTTAGAGATATTTAAACTACAAGATGAGATTGACAGAGAAACAATAATTTACAGCGGAGAATAATATGACATGTATTATCGGATTGGAAACGGAAGATGATGTTAGGTGGGGTGATACTTGGCTTAATCGTTCACCACAAGGTCAGGAAGCACGGCTATCTGGTGATGTAAGAGATTATTATGATAAGTTTTTTTACGGTGACGAACCTATGCCATATCTGAAAGTAATTGGAAATGCATTTATCTGTTGGATTAGAGAGCAACATCCAGAATTGTGGGAAGAGGATTAAATGGAAGAAAATTACTATGTCAAAATATTACATCATGGAAATGATGTTTGGGTAAGGGCTGACCTAATGGGTAAACACAAAGATTATTGTCTTTGTTACCAATGTGAAAAATTTAAGCCTGATGTAAGATGGAAAAATTGTGTGATTGCTAATGAGGTTTATGCAATAGACTGTAGATTTGGACTGGTGACTCCTGTTTGGGAATGTCCAGAATTTGAAGAAAGGGAAGAGTGATTGAATGGAATATAAGAATATAGCAGAATTTATAAGTGATATTAGAGCTGACCATGATGAGTATCTTATAGTAGATGAAAATTCTAAAAGACAGCTTGATGTAATTAGTACTGGAAGTACCTCTCTGGACATCTCTCTCGGTGTAGGGGGATTACCTAAAGGTAAAATTACTGAACTTTATGGACCAGAATCTACAGGTAAAAGTACTCTTGGAACTTGTATTGCTAAAGAGACTATAAAACTTGGGGAGAAAGTTCTGTACATAGATGTGGAAAACATGCTTGATTTAGATTATACAATAGAACTTCTTGATGGACTTTATTCACCACAGAACATGGTTATCACTCAACCAGAAGTTGGGGAAGATGCTATGGAGATTTGTGAAAGAGGAATTAGAAGTGGAATGTTCAGTCTTATAGTTGTAGACTCAATTGCTGCATTATCTTCTCGTAGAGAGAGGGTGAAAGATTTGGAAGATGCTACAATGGCAGAAGTTCCTAGACTTCTTTCTAAATTCTTTAGAAGAAATGCACCATATATTAGACGAAACAATGTAGCATTATTATTAATCAATCAAGTTAGGGATAAGATTGGTGGTTATTCTAGAGGATATGGAACTCCAGGTGGATGGGCTTTGAAACATTACACAAGTGTTAGGATTCAACTTGGTGCTCCACAACCAATCACACAAGGTAAAGAGCAAATTGGTATTCTTACAAACTTTACTATTAAGAAAAACAAAGTTGCACCACCTTACCGCTCTTCTACAATTCCTTTTATTTTTGGAAAGGGTGTAGATACTGCAAGGGATACAGTTGAGTTCGCTAAACTTATTGGTGTAGTTAAAACTAGAGGTGCATATTACTATTATCAAGATGACAGACTTGGACATGGACTAAATAATACGCTGGACGAATTAGAGAAAAATCCAGAAGTCCTTGACAAAATCAGAGAAATGTGTTATAATGTCATAGTCAATAAAACGGAAATGGTTACTATTGAGGATGATGAAGATATTGTGGAAGCATTATTAGATTAGGTAAAGGAGGATTTATGATTGATAATATGGAGCAATTCGTAGAAGGGTTGGAGCTAGATGAGGAAGAAATACAGGAAAGGCTTAAAAAGGCGTTAGGTGATTTTGATGTGCAGGATTTTCTTACAGATGTAATGCTTTTTGATTATCTTATAAAGAAGAATGGAGTAGTTACCATTACACAAGAGGATATGGAAAAGATTGAAGACATCCGAAGAACCCGCTCTATTGAATTTATCTCTGATATGGATAAAGACGGCAACCGAGTTATGATTGCTAGACTTTTATATACAGGGAAAGGTAAGGAAAAAGAAGATGAAGCGGTCAGCGACAACGACTAGAGTATATTCCTTAGGAAATTACCAAAACATTAGTTTTTCTGATACAATTGAAGATATTCCAGAAGAAATCTCATTGGATAATAAAGCAATGGGACTTCTAAGGTCTATCCAGCTTTTTCAGATTGAGCGAAGTTACTTGAAATATTTCAAATTAAAAGAAACTACTCATTCATTAAGTACAGAAGAAGCGTTGGAGTTGATTGATGAATTAGATGTTACATCCACAAGAAAATTTAATAAATTATTTTATAATGTCCCAGTAGGCGATACGCCAGAAGAGGACTAGGAGAAAAATATATGAAAATGCCTGAAATGGAACAAACAAGTGAATTCACAGGACGGAAGAAAGAGTTTTTGAAACTTACAGCGGGTAATCATACCGTTAGACTTTTGCCTGGAAATGAAGGATTTTACATTACTTACACACACTGGATTCATAATGCGAATTTAGAGTGTTTAGGGGATGAGTGTCCTATCTGTTTAAATAACAAACGAATTGTAGCAGAAACCGGAGAGGGATACAAAGATGTAAAGGGTTATTCTCGCAAACGACAGGTATTTTATGTCAATGCTTTAGATAGAACTCTAGCAAAAACTTGTCCATCTTGTGGACAGGTACATAAACCTATTTTGGGAACCTTTGCCAGTGTTTGTACTAGTTGTAACGCAGTATTGGTGAATGAAGAAGCTAACCCTCTAAATAAGGTAGTTATTCTAAACCGTGGTACAGAGTTATATGACCAAATTAAAACAATTAATAGTTCAGTATTAGATGAGATTAGTGGTGAACGTGTTGGAGTTGAAAACTTTGACCTTATGATTATGGTTCCAGCAAAGACGAAGAGACCTTCTGCCTCTGCTATGCCACATAAGAATGACCCAGTTGAAATTACTGATGAACTTTATACACTTTCAGAAGCTCCTTTGCATTTAGAGGCAGGAGAAGTTAAATCCTTCCTTAGTGGTGCAAGCCTGAAAGATATCTTTGCAACAAGAAGAGCTAACTCTGCAGTTGAAGAGAATGTTGCAGACAACCCTATTTTTGAACCTAAAGTGGAAAAACCTTCAGAGGTAAAACGCCCACCTTGGGAAGAAAAAGAAGTTGAAGTAGTGAATACAGTAACAGAGTCTGTTGTAAATACTACGCAAGGTGCAGATGCACCTTCTGTGGAATCAGCAGTTTCATCAGAGGATATAGAATTAGAAGATGCTGTGAAAAGCTTATTTGACCTATAATAAAAGATTACTCTCTTAAACATTATGGAAAACTTAATTGGTAGGGCACTTCCTAATTTGAAGCTTTCAACAAGTCCAGGTAAAATCCTGAACGAGTTGTATAATAGGCTCTTTAATGTCTATTATTCGCCTAACACTCTTAAGCAATTTCACAGACTAGTAAGAAATTATGGGAGGTTTAGGGTTTATTATGCACTGGCTAAAATGTCTGACTCTTATTATGGAAGAGAAGACCAGCTAGGTACAGATAATCCCTATCCTCTCATATCAGCAATCATCAAAAATGAGTTATATGATAGGCTGACTATTGAGATTGCACAAGAAAATGAGCGAGATTCTTTACAACACTACGTAGACGACTATAAAAATTCATTAGCTAATAGGGAAGAAATGAACTTTCCAGATACATTCGAGGAAATAAATGGAGAATAACAAGGAAGAAAGAATACAGAATGTAATAACAGCTGAAAGTAAAGTAATTGGGATGGTACTTAAATACCCAAAATATATGCAGGATTTTCATAGAAAAGTAGCACACGATGTTTTTTCTACAGAAGCACATAAACTTATTTGGAAGGTTATGGTTAACCTTTTCAACGAGTCTCTTGACCCTGATTTTGATTTGGTAGTAGCTTCACTACAATCTTCAGATTTATTGGCTACTGCTGGTGGAGCAGATTATATAGATTATCTCAGAGAATTGCCTTCTGAGACAGATTTTAGAAATAAAGATGAATATATTTCTATCATAACTAAAGCTTTCAAGAGCAGAGAAATTTTAAAGATTGGAAAGTATGTTCAACAACTAGAAAACAATATTGATATTGTAGACACCGTTGCTGATGATATAAGGTCTAGGATAGACTTTATTGACACAAGAGGAAACAGAGAATCTGCCGCAAAGATTTCATCCTTTCTATATTCGGCATGGGAACGTATAAAAGAGAAAGTAGACAACCCTGGAATTGTTGGCATCCCTACTGGATTTGGAAATGTTGATAGTATAACAGGTGGTTTTAGAGGTGGGAATCTTTGGGTTATTGGTGGTAGACCATCACATGGAAAGACAGCTTGGATTTTAAATTCAGCTTTGAGAACAGCAAGAAAAGGACATAGCGTATTAATTTATTCTTTGGAAATGAATGAGCAACAACTAATTGAAAGGTTTGCTTCTTTGATTTCTGGAATAGACCATACCAAGATAATGCTAGGAACCATGAATCCTGCTGAGGTAAATGCAGTAATGGAAGCATTTAGAGAAATGAACACTCTTCCAATTATAATTAGTGCTATCTATGATTTGGAAGCTGGAGAAATTGTAAGAGAAATAAAACGAATCCATGCTCTTAATAAGGTTGATGTGGTATGGATTGATTATGTACAACTGACAGCAGAACGTGAAGGTGATGCAGTACACACCATCGGAAGAATTTCAAGGGCATGTAAACTGTTAGCCAAGGAGTTAGACATCTTTATTGGTTTAGTTTCACAGCTAAATAGAAACGTAGAAATGCGTGATGATAAGAGACCTAGAAAAGCAGACCTTAGACAGTCAGGTAACTTGGAAGAGGATGCAGATTTAGTAGCTTTTATTTATAGGGATGAAATATACAATAAGAATGAGGATACTAACAAAGGCATACTGGAATTTATTGTAGACAAACACAGGAACGGACCTATTGGAACACTTATGATGCGTTTCCGTAAGGAAACTATGGGGATATTTGCAGATGGTGAACAAGCAAAAGAGGAAGGGGACAGATTGGGAAAGACAATTGGCGAAATTGCTAGCAAGAAAATTGAAGAACTCAGAGTTTAAAAGAGTACCTGGGTCTGGAGCCTTAGGAACAATTATGCATGAATCAAGATTATCTGGAGATGTAAAAGGAAAAGTACCATTCCTAGCTAAAGGATTTAACATTGAAGCCAAAACCGGTTACGGTGGAAGTAAACAATTGGCTGTCAAGAAGGAGTGGTTTGATAAGTGTAGAGAGGAAGCTGAGAATTCTTATGCAATACCATTACTTGCGTGTAAATTTTCAAATGCAAGAGCAGGAGTAAAACATTTTATTGCTATGGACATTGAAGCTTTCACAGAGATATTGGAAGAAGCAAACAAGCTATATGAAGATTTTATTAAACTACAGGAAAAGTTGGACGCTGACTTTGACTTGGAAGTACTAAAGGCAGACTTGGAGGAATAAGATGCCAGAGAATGTTTCTAAGAATTGGGAAGTTTTTAAAGAGCGGTTTAGAGAGGCTAATGCAGGTGTAAATCCAGACATTTTAGATTTTATAGCTGTAGAGGATATACTATTAAGCCACTTAAACGGGTATTCTTTAGAGAGAATCTTAGAAATTTATCAACTTTCCGAGGAATATGTTACAATAGTACTTGAGGAGTTTATGAAAGTATCCCCTAGAGACTATGCCTTGGATTTTAATCCTTACAATATTTATAAGAATCAAGCAGTAGATAAGAAAATGTTTATTGGGATTGTTAGTAAGAAGAGTAGGGAGAATGCAGAAAAACTTTATGAGGCTTGCACCATACTGGAGAAAATTTCAGAAGAAATAGATGAGTTTTATCTTCAAGGTGACTAAAGGGTGATACTATGACATTTGAGATGAATGAGAATAACATTCCAGATTTTGAGGATATGATTAGTGTAGCGGAACAAATACGAGTTGCTTATATAGAAAAAGTAAGATTAGAATTAAAGGTTAAAGATACTTTTTCTAAAACAGTTTTACAAATTACTACTAATCCAGAATATTTTATAAACAATAAGCCACCATCAATGGTCTTTATAACCTCAACCTATGGTGTAGGAGGGATAGATGGAAGGCTTTATACCTATAAAATGGAACTTGGAAAAGTAGAAGCTGAACTTGATTTCCTAAAAAATAAGTTAGGCGTGTATAAGGATATGATAGATGTGTGGAGAACAATATCAGCAAATAAAAGGGCATCAGTGATATAATGGCATGGTTTATAGAAAGATTATTAACGAACTCTGAAAAAATACATTTAGAAGGAAGGGATTCTGAAATGTTAGGATATCTTCTTACTTTAGAGAATAAAGCAAAGGAACTGGTAAGTAAGGAACTTTTTACTAGGGGCGAGATTGTGTTGTTAAATGAGTTAATGTATGGAAAAACAATAACACAGTTGAGCAAGGAACAGGGTCTTTCCAGAGTTACTACCGCCATGAAAATAGATGCTTTGACTGACAAATTATCAATGTACTTAGGTGGAATATACACAGACGAAGGATTTCTTAAGTACATGAAAAAGACATACAGGTTGAATGATGCACAGGTAACACAGCTAGAAGAGAAGATTAAGGGTAATTATAAAAGATTTTACCTACGTTAAGGAGTTTTAAACTATGAATGAGCTATGGACACCAAGTGAAGATAAGGTACTAATTCGTTCCGTTGCATTAGAGGGATTGAACTTCACTGAGACAGCAGAGAAGCTGGATGGAAGAACACGACACTCTGTTAGACATAGATGGAATAGAATCAAGCATATGCTTGATGCCTCTGGTCAATACGCACAGCGTAGTATCCCCATTGAACCAGTTCAGGTTACAACTTTCAGAGCTTGCGTTTTTGATATTGAGTGCATGGATTTCAAATCTGATGGTTATCAAGACCACCTAGCCTGTGTTAGCTTTCTCCCATTAGAAGAGGGTGGAGAAGTTAATACTATCAAAGTAGACTTTGAAGATAATAGAAATGATAAAGATATGCTTGCTGATGTCTTGACAGAATTAGCAAAGTATGATATAGTTATTGGACATAACGTAGCAGGGTTTGACCTAAATTGGCTATACTCTAGAGCTATGTATTACGGAATGAGAATGCCCAAAGATTGGCTTTACTACGATACTTATCAGGTAGCAAAGACTATGGCAGTCAAGTCAGCAAGTAAATCATTGGCAGGACTGTGTGCATACTTTGGAATTGATTCTCATAAAACCTCTGTTCAGAAGACTGAATGGACTATGGTTGATAGCCCAGTTAAAGCAGAGTATGATTACGCTATGGGTGAAATTGTAACCCACTGTGAGAATGATGTAAAAGCTAACCGAGAACTGTTCAACGTTCTTTGGCAATATGACGGAAAGAGAAGTCTAAAGAGAACAAAATGGTAAAGAGTTCGTTTGATGAGGGATTTGATTCTGGACGATTCATTGTATCTACTACTGTTACCCCACAAGGTGATAGTTATTTATGCAAAGGAAGAATCGTCCAAGGAAGAGGAATAGCTGAGGAAGATGGTGAAGTGAATTGGGATGACAAACTAGTGGAACTAGAATTCATAGGAACTGACCCCAGTGAAATTCAAAGTTTTGTGTTGGAGCGTCTATTTAGATACATGACTTCCCACGAGTTTTATTTATTTGAGGAAGAGGAACAGGAAAACTAGCCTTGACAAGGCAATAGTTTTATGGTATAATAGGGGGTAGGAGCGATAAAGTATTTAATAAAATTAGGAGTATCCGATGAATATTTGGAGAGTAAAAAGCAAGACTGGTAAAACTGTTCACTTTACTCATGATGGAGAAAAGACTTTCTGTGGTAGAAAAGTTGGTGACAACTGGCAGTTTCTTTTCTTGTTGAATGATAGAACAGAAGCATTAGAGTATGTAGATAATCTATGTGAGAAGTGCAATAAGCTTAATTTAGAGGAATGGGAAGAGGAGTACGTAGATGGAGAACCAGTTGCCAAGCAAGAAGCAAGTGAGGGAGATGGGGAAGAAGCTGACGGAGCCACAGAAAAGTCAGATGCTAAAAGCGTTAAAATCGAAAGCGAAGTTGAGAAACCAGAAGTCAAGTCAGTACGAGGGATACGGGTCTAGGACAGAATTAGTGGATTGGGAACTTGGTAAAGTGAAGGTATTTCTTCTTGCTGGAAGAATTTCTTCTGGAAAGAGTACTGTAGCTACTGAGTTAGTAAAAGCCTTACATACAGAATATCCTAGTGCAATTATCCATGTAAGAGGATTTGCAGATGGTGTTAAGTCTGTAGCTAAGATTGCTTTTGGTTGGGATGGAATAAAAGATGCTAAAGGAAGAAGATTACTCCAAGTAGTTGGAACTGATGCAGGTAGAGAGTATGACCCTGATATTTGGGTAAAGAAGGCTTATGCTGATTTTGTTAGTGGTCTTCTTATTCCACCCAATATTTTGATTTTTGATGACTGGAGATTTCCAAATGAATATTCTCATTGGCTAACTAAACAAGAAGTTGGAGAGATTTATAAGATTAGGATATTTAGGGATGAAGAAGTTATTTCAGACCACTTATCAGAAAAAGCCTTACCAATTTCAGAAATTACTCCAGATTATTATGATTACCGATTTGATAATAATGAAACACATAATGAAATCTTAGCAAAGGTTAGAGAAATGTTGGAGGAGTTGTTATGACTTTGATAGTTACTTCTGAAATGAGAGTTGGTTCAAGATGGGTTCATTATCTTTTAGGAAACATTCTACAAGAATATATTGGACCAGAAGTTGCTGGGCAAAAGCTTTTTGGAAGTGAAAAACAAAAAACATTAAACTGGGTGAAGTTATGTTTAAGTAATAGAATAATTCCTAAGTTTCATGGTATAGGTGCTATTACTTTGTCAAGATTTCTACAAGAGGCAGGAGTAGAAGACTTTTTTGTTGTAGGAGTTGCAAGAAACCCCTATGATAGAGCAGTATCTTTAGCTTTTCACAATAGATATAGTAGAAAACCTTTCCCTTTTAAACAAAAGGATGTAGAAAGTGATAAAGAAGCGGTTATATGGACAGCTACTAATGACACTGGATTTTATAAATCTTGTATAAGACAAGGCTCTGAAATTACTTTACATGGATATAGTACTTTCTCTTCATTAAGTGGTGAAAGTTTAGATGTTCTTCCTTATGTATGGACAACCTATGAATGGTTAAAGGAAGATACTGCTGGAGAGATACAGGGAATTTTACGTAAAGCACTAAGACCTGCAATAGCTCCTAGAACACAGCTTATTAATGAGTATGTAAATAAACATTCTTTTCAAAGTCTTTCTGGAAGAAAAGCAGGAGATGAGAAACGTGATGACCAGTGGCATCGAAAAGGTGTGTTGAATGACCATGAGAATTGGTTTACTGATGAGTGTTATGAGAAGCTAAGTACACATCAACATTACTACAATTGGGTAGTAAATAGGGAAAAATTGGGTAAAACAGATGAAATTCCTTGTATTTAGTACTTGACAAGAATATGTCTAGTATGATATAATGTATAGAAAGGAGTAAGAAATGAATTTTTTACAGGTACTACAGGAGAATTTCGATTCTCTTAGTGCAGTTTTGATGTGGGTAGCTGGTGCTGGTGGTATGGTACTCTTCGGAGTTATCAAAGCTAGAGTTCTAGAAAATTGGGTAGCATGGCATAATTTCCCAGTTTGGATTAAGAAATCTGCCCCTATGCTTGTTGCTGGAATTTTTGCAATGATAGCAAATTTATCCTTAGATTTTGGTATCATAGGATATATTCCTGATGCAGTAGCAACATTTTTATTGTTTGGAATTAACTATCTTGCAGGTTCAGTAACCCACCAAAATATTAAAGATTCCACATTTGGTGCATCCGCAAGAGCAACAGCAGAAACGTACTTAGGTTAAGGAGAATTGATGAGAAGACTCGGAGATTTTGTAGTTCTATTTTGTGATAGTTGTGGGTATGAAGAAGAAATATACTACAAGGAAATAGAAAGAAAAAGTCTTAGATGTCCCCAATGTGGACATTTCGTAGACTATGAAGAGGTTGAACTTGATGAAAGTCGCTCTGATAAGTTTATGTGGGAAGATGGGGAAGATGAATATTAGAATAAATTGGGTGCTATAACCCTGGTTATCAATATACGGGCTGGTGTAAGTCAGCCCACCCAACATATGGCAACGTGGGGGAAGTAGGCAGACCCGTCACGCTTAGGACGTGATTCCGAAAGGAGTGCAGGTTCGATTCCTGTCGTTGCTACCTTTAGAAAAGGAAAATTAATGGTAAGAGATATATTATATGACCCCGAATTAGAATGTGATAATTGTGGTGCAATTGGAGCATATGATTTTATGGGTGACTATCTTTGTGAAAACTGTATTGGTTTTGAGATAGAAGAGGAAGGTGATTCCTTTTTTTCCGATGATGATGACATTGACTTGTGGGATTTTGCTGGATAAGCAGGGGTGACAGGTGTAAGAAAGCTAATACTGAAATGGTTAGAAGACATAGGAAAAGGAAATTATGAGGAAAGGAATAATATTTTTATTTTTATTGTTGGTTGGGTGTAAAAATGTAACACCTACACCTGAACTGATTGCTACAGCAGTTCCTTATATAACTTCTACTGAAGGTGTTGTTTCGACAGAGATACTGATATCAACAGAGATACCAACAGTAATACCCACATCACAGCCAACATTGGAATTGATATCACAGTATGGAACGTATGAGAATGCTTGTGCAAGTGCCTCAGTTCTTATGGTTGCTCAATACTATGGAGTAGCTGGTGATGAGACTGTCGAGGATATAGCAAATGAGATGGCAGGTGGTGACTACCCTGTAGATTTCAGATTGTTAGCAACCTTTATTGAAGACCATTACGGACTGAAAACATGGATTGTGACTACATATGAACCAATTATTCCAATGCTTGAAAACGCTGGGTATGACATATCAGATATTGCATTTGTACATGGAGTACCTATGGAAACACCAGTGATTTGGATTTACTTGACAGTTCCACATTGGGTGGTAAGATATGAAGGGATGAATTACGACCCTTCAATAGGAGTATTCAATTTTGAGGAAACAGAAAATATTTACCGACCTGAATCAGGTCTAGGCATTATTGTAACAAAGTAAACCAGCGTGGCGGAATTGGCATACAAAGACCGAATATCCTGTGGGTTCGACTCCCACCGTTGGTACTGGGGATGTTTTATTAGTCTAGGAAAGGAGGAATATATGGAGTTCAGAATTAAGAGTCATAAGGTGTATGCTAATGGTAATGGAAAGCTGTACACTGCATGGTGGACTGTACAAAGACGGATTATTTTTATTTGGGCTACTGAAACAAGAGCAGTTCCCTACTCAATTTTACCTGAGCCTATCAGATTTGTAAAGATTGAAGAAGCTGAGGCTTATGTTGAAGAAAAACTGAGTAGACCACGTAAGTTTAAAGTTATTAGTGAAGTTATATAAAGGAAAGGAAAGCTATGGAAGAGAACATTAATTTAGAAAACATTGTTGATTTACTGGATAATACTATTATGCCAGTATCCCCTGTTACTGAAACAAATGCAATTGATTATGTTTCAAAGCTTATTGTAGAAGTAGCAGAGAAAACAGAGACAATTCAAAATATGACAGAAACTATTGAGGATTTAGAAGAGAACCTCTAAGTGTATTAGCCCAGTAAAGGAGAAAGGATGGGTGTGCTAATAAGTATATTGCTGGCAACTTCTATGGTTGCTGGTGCAATGCCTGATGTAGGTTTATCCCAAGCACCTGAATTAGTGATACCAGAAACAATCAGGGTACGTGTGACAGGACTTGATGCATGTACATGGGAAGCACCTTATAAAGTAGTAGAAATGGATTTTAAAGAGTATGTAAAAGGAGTGTTACCAGCAGAATGGGGTAATAACTGGCATGAAGAGTCTTTAAAAGCAGGAGCTATGGCAGTAAAAATGTATGCTTGGTCTTTCATAGCAGTAGGTGGAAAATGGCATGATGCAGATGTGTATGATTGTAACTTTGACCAAGTTTATAAACCTGAGTGGAGAACGGAAGCTACAGATAGAGCAGTAGATGAGACTTGGGGCATGGCTTTGCTGACAGAAGAAGGAGAACCTTACAGAACCTATTATGACA